CCAGGCGAGCGAAGCGGTGCAGAGAACAGCGAAGAGAACCCAATGCAAAGGCGTGACATCGCCTTTGGTAACGAATTTTATTCGGCAGAAAGTTTTACACAATACCACGCGAAATAACCCTGATTTTTCAACGCTTTTCGGCGTTCCCGTTTCTTTCTGTTTTGCCGTATTCCGTGTCAGTTACCAACAAATTTCCAACAGCTCACCGTACTGTACGGGTTGCTTTATCTCCCGTCATAGAGTCCGAGCTTCACGCGGATCTCCGCGTCCCGCTCCATGAGCTTCTCGTGCTCATATTCCCATACGGCGCGCATCGCCTCGTTCGGCGCTTCTCCGTGCTCGCGGATGAGCCGGACGGCCTGAGCGTGGCACACGCTGCAAGCGTCACAAGGCGCGTTTTCTGCGCTTTGTCCGGCTCCCCTTTCGGGGAGCCTTTTTTTACTTCAAGCTCGGCAGCTTGCCGTACTTGAGGAAGTAGTCGATCGGGCTGCCCTCCTCAACGTACACCGTCCGGTTCCCTGCCTTGAGTGCCTTCCTCTTGGCCTGCGTCACGGCTTTCTGAATGTCCGTCCCGCTCGCCGTCTTCGTGAAGTCCGCGATCACGTTACCGCTCACCTTCGGCGTTTTGGACGTTCCTCCCGCCTTCGCGGAGGATGCCGTGCCGGACTTCGGGATGATGATCTCCGGCGCTTTCGGCGTCGGGGCCTTGAGCGCCGTCCTCTTTCCTCTTCCGCGCCGGCCTCCGGAGCCGCCCGATCCGCCGTTCCATTTCTGATTCCTCGCGCTTTTCGCGGTGTACCCGGCCGCAACGTAAAGAGCGTCCTTCTGCTCCGGCGGAATGTCCAGGCTGTTGATGTACTCCACAACTTTTGCCTTCTTCGATCCGGAAATGCTCTTGCCGTTCTCGTCCTTGTCGGCGTGCATCTCCTTTGTGGCAAAGTAGTAGTCGTAGTACGTCTCGTAGGAAACGCCCTTGGCATACGCGGCGCGGGCCTTGTCGTAGACGTCCGCGTTGTAGGTGCGCAGCGCATACTCCGCGCCGAATACCTCGCGGTTTGCTTCGCGGTATACGATGGCGTCCATGCGGCTCTCCGCCTGGTCCTCGGTTATGCCGTACAGCTCAGCGTACTCGGCGATGGCCGCGTCGTTGTCTGTCGAGAGCTCCGGGTGCGCCTTGAGATAGTCGCTCACCGCCTCGCGGTACGGCTCAGCCTGCGCGATGATCTCCTTCTGCCGCTCGATGAGCTGCGATTTCAGCGCCCGGACAAGCCGGTTCTTCTCTCCGTCCGAAAGGCTCTTGTCGTTCTGGATCGCGCGGATCTGCTGGTAGTAGTCGTTCACCTCGTCGTCGGCGTGGGAGACGTATTTCCGCGTGATGCCCGCTCCGATGTCGCCGTCGTTCGCGTCGTACTTTAGCTCGTCCAGAAGATCGTAGTACTCGCCCGTGGTCTTGTTGGTGCTCGTGGTGTCGATGGTGAACGCCGCCTGCGGCGCCGCGAGCAGCCAGTGGCTCGACTTCGTTGCCGGAGTAATCAGCGGCAGCAGAATGTCGCCGATCACGCCGGAGTACTGGTCGAGAAGGTAGTTGACCTTTTTCGGCGACACCTTGAACAGCTTTCCGATAGCCTTGGAGAGCTCGTCCGTTTTCTCGTCGTACCGGTCCTCCGGTCGGTAGTTTTGCAGACGGTCGCTCTCGATGTTCCCGCCGTACCATGTCGTGCCGGGGTTGTCCGGGTTCGTGAGCTTTGCCTGCGTCCACGCGGTAGCGATGTTCTGGTTGAAAATGTCCGTGGGAGCAATGTTGCTCTTGATGACCTCGAACACGTCGGAGAACTTCACGTCCTCGCCCTTCTGTTTTTCCTGCGTGTACACAGCGGCAGTGCTCAGTACAGCGATAGCGCGCCCCTTTGGTATCTTGATCCAGTACCCGTTGCCGAACAATTTTCCGGCGTTGATAAGATAATAGTTTGCCTTCGTGCTGGCCGGAATATCGTCCCAGTCGTCATCATCGCCATGCATCAGGCCGTTTAGCAGCAGCGGCGGCAGATTGATGAGCGCCGCCTTTAGGATGAGAGACGCCGCCGCCTTCACGCTGCGCGTCTCCGTAGCGTTCCGGATGAACTTATCAAAGCCCTGAATGGACGGGTTGAGGAACGGCACGAGATACCGGTTGAGTGCCTTGGTGACGCTGCCGCCGCGGGCAAAGTTCGTCGTGATGTCCGCCGCGCCGAGCATCGCCTCCATGAGGTCGCTCTGCGTGAATTTTCCGGTTTTCACTCCGTCCACCGTCTTGCTCCCGCCCTTGTTGGCAAGGATGGTCATAAACTCCGCAAGGCGGGGAGCCGCTTCAATAGCCTGCCCCATCGATTCATATTTTGCCGCGAGCTTTCCGGCGGCGCTCTTCGGCTCCTTCACCATGCCGGTCGTATAGTCCAGCATGGAGGCGTAGGATCCGCCCAGCGCCTTGTACTGCTGCCAGATCTCGCCGTTTGTCACGATCTGCTTCCACGCCGACGGGAACATTTTCGCCCATGTTGCCGAGTCTGTAGAGTAGAACGCCGCGTCCTGCGCGTCTCGCACAAGATTTCGCACCATGAAGATCGGGTTATATCCGGTGCAAAGCGCCTTGAACAGGTCGTTGCCCTTCTTCAGCAGCTTCGCAATGTCGGAATTTGCGTATTTGTCCGGCTGAAATGCATTCATCGCCTGCGCCAGCCCCTCGTCCATCGTGATGTTGTACCGGTCATTCCCGCGCAGAACGGAAAACACATTGTTTGTGACAGGCACATACAGCTCTTCGCTGTCCACATGCTGATCGGTCGAGGAATAGTCCACCAGATCCACCTTGTTCACGCCCGGAATGCTTTTGTCCTGGTTCCAAGACTGCACAAGCTGCTCACCGAATTGGTTGAGACCGGCGTTTTTCATCACCGCCACCGTCTTTCGGCTCATCGCCGTGTGCAGCGGCATGATGACGGCGTCGCCGCCCACGGCGCGTCCGATGGCGTTCGATACGACGATGCCGCCGTTTCTCCGCGCCCGCCGCGCCGTCTTTCCCTCGGTGCCCTCCACGCGCATCGTCGGCACATAGTTCGGGTACCGCTTCTTCATCGCGTCCACATGCTTCTGTGTGTCGAGTCCGGCGTCGATGCGGTACTGCAGAAGATCGTCGAAATAGGCATACACCCTCTTTGCGAGAGCGTCAAACTCCGGGTTGGCTTTCAGCAGCCGTTCGGCTTCCAGCTGGCTATCGTAGGCCGTGACCTCGTATCCGAACACCGGTTTCAGCCCGTTCTTTTTCGCCTCGCTGATTTTCTGCCGCGTGAAGATGAGCATCTGCGCCGCCTCGGATATGTCCGCGATCTCCGGCATCTCGCCGTTGAGAAGCTCATCGAGCACCGTCTCTTTCCATTCTCTCGAAAGCATATCCCGCTTGTCTCCCGGAACGGCGGTTTGGTAGAGATAGTCGTTGTCCAGCCCGCGCAGCTTCGGGTAGAGATCTTCGATCGTCGTCACGCACTTCGTGAGATTCTGTACCTCTTCCGTGCTGTCGTACCGCATGCGGTCCACGTTGTTCCGGTGCAGGAGCATCAGCTGAAAGTCCTTGTACTTTTCCGGGGTTTTCATGATATCCCCGAGAATGTCCATAAGGCTTTCTCCGGTCTTGTGCCCGCTGATGTCTGTGCGCGCGCCGCCCTTGGCGATCCAGTTTCCCGCCCGCTGGGAGTACGCCCCGGCGTTGAAGTAGTACCCCTCCAGGCTCTTGTTCTTCGTCTGCTTGGAGATCCGGCGCACCGTCTCCCCGGCGTTTACGAACATACGCATAGCTCCGTGCGTGACGTCTGCAAGACTTTCGCGGAAGCTCTTTTCCGCCTTTACGATCTCGTCCGTGACGCGGCTCTCCGCCGTTTCGCCGGGGCTCGGCGCGTCCTCCGGCGTTTCCGCCGTCTTGAGTTCTTCGGTATTTCCGAACAACTCGGCGATCTTCGCGTTCTCCTCCGCGCTCAGCTCCGCCCGTCTCGCCTCGGCTCGCTTCTCGTTCGCGGCGGTGTACGCGCGGTTGGCCTCCTTGTCCATCCACTCCGCGGCGAGCTGCGCAGCCTTTTCCTTTTCAAATTCCCGGAACCGCTGCACGTCCTGCCGGCCGTCGGAAATATCGACCCAGTACTCCACGCCGTTCGTGTTCATCTTCGCGGTGTATGTCCGGATCCCGCTCTCTCCCTGTGTGGATACCTCGGTTTTTCCCTTGGAGATGAGCTGCTGGAAGAGCCGCTGCACGCCCGCCGACGTCGCTTTCGTGACCCGCTCTCTGGTGTCCGTCGTGGCGTTCGGCTGCGCTTCAAACGGCAAGCCCTTCTGCGTCTCTCTCCACAGCGCCTCGCGCTCCTCGGCGCGCATCGCCTCGGACTCTTCGTCCTTCATCCGGGCGGCTCTTTTTTCCGCAGCATCCGGGTCTGAATATTTGCCGTCCACGACGTAAGCCGTTTCCCTGCTCTCCATCACGACCTTTCCGGTGCCTTTTTTCTTGTTGAAGTAGTATGCGAATACAATGGGATTCCCGTCCGCGTCCTGCGCATTGGTCTTGTCGATGACCAGTCCGTAGTTTCCGTACTCCTTGCTTTTCAGCCACGTCCAGAACGGCACGGTCTGTACCTTCTCGCCGTTCTTCTTCTCGAACACCGGATACCCGGCTTCCTCTGCGGCCTTGAGATCGGCGTTGTAGCTCTCGCCCCGGTTTTCAAGGCCCGGATGGAACATGATCCGTGCGCCGACGTCCTTTCGGATCTCCATCGCCGCCCAGTTCGGGAGGTTTTTCCGCTTCCGGCTCGACGCGCCGGCGAGGCGCTCGCCGTTCTTCCAGACAGAGGCATACAGCACGCCGTTTTCCTCTTCGATGCGTGCCTCGTATCTCGCATCGCCTTCGGAGATCACATACCGGTTTTCCGTTTCGAGCGCGTTTTCCAGCTCCGCGATCTCCTTTGTGTAGGAGCCGATCTCGCCGATGATGTTGTAGTCGCCCTTTTTGCGGTCGAACTCCTTGGCCGGCGCTTTCTTCAGGTCGAAGTAGGATACAGGCTTTGCTTTTGTCTTTGTCTGCTCCTTCAGCTTCAGATGGTTGTCCTCGGCAAATTCGCGCAGTATGATCTCCGTTTTATCCCGCAGATCGTTCACCATTCTCTCGTAGGCGTGTTCTCTTGCCTCGCCGAGCCCCTCCTGCTGCGCCTCGTCCCACAGTCGATCCGCGAGCGTCTGCTTCTCGTTCGCTCCCTGCTCGGCGCAGTAGATGATATTTCGCAGCATATCCGGCGCGGAAATATCCGTCGGGAAAAGCGCCTCGCCGTATTTCTCGGCGAGCTCCATATTCCGCACATCCGGCGGCGTGTATCTCCGGTTATCGGAAAGCGTGATCCCTGCCGCCCTTGCCCGCTCGCGCAGCTCCCGCGCCTCGTCTTTGCTGAAATCGCGCCACATATCCTTCGATACATAGAGCTTGCCGCCCTTCAGATCGCTCCGGATGCTCTCGTAGGTCTCATCGATCCACGGGCTGTTTTTCGATGAGGATACAACGCTCCCGGTCTGCAGCAGCTCGTTTACAAGCGTGTCCAGCGCGTCTCCTCGGATCTCGCCCTGCGCCATCATCTCGCCGATGTTCCGGTTGAGTACCCGCTCCACGTCCGTGCGGTTCGCCCGGTCCGTGCTGAACAGCTGCATAATGTCGCGCTTCGTGCTTTTGACCGAACGCGGCCGCTTCTTTTCCGTGCGTGCTTGCCTGTCAACCCTTTGTGCTTCCTTGAATTGTGCCTCGCCTGCCCTCAATTCCTGCTCCGCTTTGGAAATCCACTTGCTTTCCGTCGTGTAGTCGTAGTTTGGATCGTCGGCCTTTATCGCGTTCTGGTATGCCTTCGTCCTCTCTTCCACAACCCGCCGGAGCGATGTGTACGACCGGATGAACTCCTTCGCGGTTTCAGCGTCAAAAGACGCCTTTTCGTTATCGGAATCCCGGTTTTCCACCTCCACACTCGCTTTGCCGGAAGATTTTTCTTGACTATTCCCCTCCGTCTGGCGTATAGTAACCGTAGAAGAGGATTTCCCCTGTTGAGCGCCGGTTTCGGTAACGGAATCGGAAGAGCCGTGTTTGTTTGCAGGGGAGCCTCTTCTCTTCATATCCCCCACATTGTACACAACCACTCCGTTGTCTCCATCCGCCGTGGAAATCGTCACCAGATAGTATTTTCCGTCGAAGTCTTGGAACCACGCTTTTCTGTAAAACCACCCGTTTTTTGCAAAGCCGCCATGAAGCAGCTTTCCGTTTGTCCCCAGCTCATCAGGAACCGGGGTATTGTTTTTCTTCTCCGAAACTTGAATGAGTTCGTCTATGTGCGCCTCGGCATTCAGCTTCGCCTCGTATTCCGAATCAGTCATCAGACGGCGGTGCCCGTTCTCGTCCGTCACATAGTTCCGGAAGCTCGCCTTCCCGGCGGTATCCTTCGTGATCTTCAGCACGTCCCCGGAATCCGTCGTGAGGATCACATCCTCGCCGTTGCGGATTTTTCGGTTGATGTAGCCCTCAATTTGATCCGCCCAGCTGTTAGGATCATTCCCGAAAATCACCTGCCGGTCAGCCTGCACATACTTTTTCCCGTCCGGCAGAACTACGATCGTGCCCCTGCCTTCCGGCGGTCCCGTCGTCTCCTGCTGCGCCTCTGCCCTCCGGGCCGGGGCGTTTCTTTCTGTCTCGGCGCGCACGGCCTCCTGCACCGGCGCGTCGCCGGAGAACCAGTTCAGCCCCGCGTAAGCGTCCGCCGCGATCTCCTCGGTGAGCAGCCGCTCGATCTCGTCCACGCTCATATTTGCGAAATCATAGACCCCTGCGTAGTCCGCTTTATAGGCATCCCGCATGGCGTCGTATTCCTCGGCGGTCATGCTCTCGCGGATCACCTCATCTGTCGCGCGGATAACTTCCTCGGATGCATAGTTGTGGAACATCTCGTGCTGCACCAGCATCTCCGGGCTGATAACGTTGCCTCTGCTGTCCACAGCGTCCACGCGGAAGAACACCCTCCCGCTCTCGGTATAGGCGTTCGCGTAGCCGTCTCCCACCTGGATTGCCCCGCGCACCGCTACCGGCTCAAGCCCGTTCTCCAGTACGGCGTCGTAGGCGCTCTTCGCCTCGCCGCCGAGCCTCTGCGCATCCACGACGGTCACGGCCTCCGTGCCGCCGTTTCGGATGCCGAGCTGCGCCGGAGTTACTTGCCGTAGATCCGCTTGCGCGTCCGTTCCCACGCCTCGTTGAACTTCCGTTCGGCCTCCGGTGAGAGCTTGTAGCCCTCCTTCGGCGCCTTCCGCAGCTTGTCCGCGGGAACCGACATAAACAGCCCCGCTTTCTTCCCGGTGATAAGTACTCTGTCCATTGTTCATTCCCTCCTGAATGTTGATCGCCGCCGCGGGCGTCGTGCTGTTTCCTTCGTTCTGCGCCCTCTGCGCGCCCACAGGCGCGTTTTGCGCTCCGGCAGTATAAGTACCTTCCTGCGTGCCGGAACGCCCGCCTTCCTCCATCTGCTTCGTCAGATACTCCGCCGCGCGCTTCATATCTTCCTTCGTGCCGATCTTCTGTCGGAGATCGTCGGCGTTCTCCGCGTCGGTCAGCTCGGCCAGTGCGTATATAACGCCGGGGTTTTCCGTCTGCGCGTCCTGCATCATCTGCACAACGTTCTTCGGCGTGGTGTCCAGCCGCTCGGCTGTCTGGTTGATGTTCGCGCGGTTCGTGCCATACTGCACGCCGCTCGACCCCAGTGTTGCCAGCGCGCCGCCGAGGAACGAAAGCCCCTCCTGTCCGAGAACGGCAAGCACGGTCGCAAGCTCCGCGTGCTTCTTCTGCCAATCCGTGCCGCTGGTCCGGTAGTATTCGAGCATCTTCGGGATCCCGCTCTCTTCCGTGCCGAACGCCGCGTCGATCGCAAGGTTTACCACGCCGTTCGCCGCGTCCGACATGACCTCCTCCATGCCCTCGGGGATCATCGTGAGCGCCATGCTCTTCACGAAGCTCAGCGGATTTGCCTTGATCTTTCGGATGACCCATTCGCCGCCGACCGCCTCCGAGGCGTACTCGATCGCGCCGCGCGTCAGACCGAGCGCCAGCGCTCCGGCGTTGGAGTATCCCTTTTCCTTGCTCTCTGCGATGGACAGGGAAGCCGCCTCCGAGCTCATCAGCGCCGAGCCGAGAATGTTCGTTGCCTTCATCAGCGTATCGCCGGTAAGCCCCACGGCCTCGCCGATTCCCTTGGCGACAAGCGCGTTCATCGCGCTGTCCGCGGCGCTCATCGCCGTGTTGTATACGAAGCTCCCGACCTTGCCGCCCATCCCCGGATTCGTTTCCTCGATGTGCTGCGAGGTGTCGGCGCGGAGATCCTGCGTGATGTTGCTCGCCTGCCGCCACTTGGAATAGGGATTGATCTCCTGCCCCTTCGCCGTGCGCACCGCATCGTCCGCCATGGCGATCATGCTTGTGATCGTCCGGGTAGGCTGCGCCGCAACGGTCATGGCGCTTGCCAGCGTCCGCGTCGCCGCGTTCTTTCCGAGCGCCTCCGTCGTCGCCCGGTTCGTGCCGGTGTACCACTGCTTATCCAGCTCCGGCTCAAGATCGCTCAGATAGGCGTTTGCCGCCTTCTTGCCCTGCGTAGCGTATAGGTAGTTGTATACGCCGATCTCATCATCGGTCATGAAGGCGTATTTCCCGTAGTCCTGCCCGCGTCCCTGCGCCTGCTGCACGTCGGACTGCGCGCGGAAGTTCCCGATGTTGTTGATGTAGTCATACCGGGCGTCGCCGAATAGCTTCCTCTTGCTCTCGCCGCTTCTGGAAAGCTCGGTATAGTCGCTCGCTTTGAGAATACCGGCATACTTCCCGGAGCCGGCCGAGCTCGCCCGGTCATCCGCCTTTCCGTACACGCTGTTGAAAACGACGCTCGTGCCCTTCGCCGCGTTTCCGCCCTGCATCCGCGCCGCAGCGTCGGCGTATGGTGTCCCGCCGTTGGCCTCGATGCGGCTTGCAAGCGAAGGCTTTTGCTTTGCTGCGGCGTCAGCGTAGAGCGTGGGCTGCCCGCCGTTCTGCGCAATGCGGTTTGCGAGCGACGGCTTTTTATTCGCCGCCGCAGTATACAGGTTCTTCTGAGTGTCCGAAGAGACAGCCGGTTTTCCGGCTGTCTCTTTTCCGTAGATTCTTTCCGTAAGGCTCATTTTCTACCTCCGAGAATTTGGCTGTAAAAGTCGCCCTCAGTGATCGGTCTCCCTATGGAGACGGGGGCCTTTTGCGTTGTGTTTTTCTTCATCGACGCATAGGCGTTATCCAGACCGCTGCTTATCGCCGCTCGCTTTGCCGCTTCCGCCTGTGCCGTCGTGATCGTTCCCGCGGCAGCTTCCTCGTCGAGTGCCTTGGCGATCTGGCTGTACGGTGTCCCGCCATTTTTAAGCTGTATCGCTTCGTTCAGAAGATCTCTTCCGTTCGCCTTCTGCTCAGCGCTCGGCGTGTTGTTTTTCCCGCCGCCGGATCCGCTGTAAGAGCTGTACACCGGCTCCGGCGTCTTGACATACCCCAGCGTCCGCGCAAGCTCCGGGTTCGCCGCGATCCACGCCTTTTGCATCTGGTCGATCTCGCTCTGCGTGTAGCCGAGCTCGAGATACCCGGAGAAGTCGCCGTACTGCGCCATGTTCTGTGCCTTCGTCGCGGCGTCCTGCTGCTGCTGAAGAATGAGATTCATCATGTTCGCGTAGAGATTCTGCTGCGCCTGCGCGTTCGCCTGATCCCGCGCGGCGTTTGCCTGATACTCGGCGTCCGCGCCCTGCTGCCGCAGCTGCATAATGGCGGCGATGCGCGCGGCCTCGTTCTCGTTCAGCCGCTCGCCGTAGGCCGTATCCAGCCCCAGCCGGGCCGATTCGCTCATGCCGCCGCTGTAGCCTCTCGCTGCCATCTCCTGCGGCAGCACGCGCAGCGATTCCATGTAGTCGCGGTAGAGCTGCTTGTTGAGACTGCCGTACTGGTCTCCGAGCTCGCCGACGCCCTTCTCCGCCTGCGCGAGAGCCCGCTCGGCGGCGGCCTTCGCCGCGTCGTTGTTGGCCTTCACCGCGTCGTCGTACATTTTCTGGTACTGATCGCGCAGCTCGTCCAGATACGTCCGCTGCGGCTCGCCCGGCGTCTCCTCCGGCGTTCCTTCCGTCGTGCCCTTCTGCGCGTCGCCGTTGGGGTCGATATACGTCACCTTGCCGCCGCCGGACGTACCCGGCTGCGTCGGCGTCGTGGTCGGCTGCCGCGTTCCGTTCTGGTTCGGCAGGCGTCCCGCTCCGGCCATAGCGCCGGTTATCGCTCCGCTTGCCGCATTCGCCGCCGGCGCGTTCATGCCCGTCTGGTCATAGAGCCCTTTTCGCGGCGGCGCCGCTGCGCCCGTCCGGTCGGGATCGATGGTCCCCTGCAGAGACGAGCTGTTCGCGCTCCCGCTTTTCGCCGCTGCGGCAGCCGCGGCGTACTGGTTATTCGCAGCATTTCTCGCCTCCTGGTTTTTCAGCGCATCGGCGTACAGCAGCTCGTCCCCGGTCGCTGGCTGCTTGTTGGCCTGCTTGTTCACCCAATCCCAAAAGTTAGCCATCCTTCTTCTTTCCTCCCTGATACCGAACGCACTTCGGGTTGCGGCACTCCCATTCCGCCGCGTTCTTTTTCGTCATCTCAATGCCGCATTTCGGGCACTTCATGCCGTCGGCGCACCTCCCAGCAGCGGCAGCGTCTGCGCCCCCGGTATCGCTCCGCCGGCGGCCGCTTCGCCGAGCGCTCCCGCTCCGCCGCCTCCGTAGGATGTTTCCATGGCCGGTACGGCGAACTTCTGCTGCCATTCGTTGATGATCTCCTGCTTGCCCGGCAGATCGATGAGCTCAAGCTGCGCGGCAAACAGCTTCCAGTTCTCCGCCGTGATCTGGCTCTGCGTGAGCGTCTGCAGCGCCTGCAGCGTCTGCGCCTTGCCGTGGGCGATGCTGTCGCCCGCCGTGATCGTCACGTCCACGCGCGGGAAGTACTGCCACTCCTCGCGCACAACGTTTCCGGCCCCGTCCAGCACCTTCGGCATGACCGCCGTGAAGCTGTCGGCGTTGAACGGCATTGCCTGCGGCGCGCGGTCCTTCATCTCGTCCGCGCCGATGAACAGCATCCTGTCGTCGTCGAAGAACTCGAGCGCCAGCCAGTCGAGCAGCTCATACAGCCGCTCGAATCCGGCGTCTCGGTCCGCGCCCTTGATGTCCGCCTGGCTCTGCGCGTCCTGCCGCATCATGGCAAGGCCGGTCGCCGTCGTGACCTTGGTCGTTTCTCTGCCCTGATTGATGTCGTAGTTTCGGCTGGCGCGCTCGATCTGGTTTTTGAAGAACTCCACGCCCATCGCGCCGTTCGCTATGCTCTGCAGTCCGCCGAGCCGCTGCACGCCGCCCATGCGTCCCTGCTTGAGATGCACGATCGCACCCGGCTCGTTCGTAAGCTCCTCGCCGTCGGCCAGGGCGCCGTCCTCCACGAGCAGGATGTCGTTTGCGAGGAACGTGTCGTTCAGAATGCTCATGGCGAGCTTCCGGTCGGCCGCGTCCACAAGCTCGAGTATCGGCATGAGCTCGCTTTTGTTCCAGAAGCGGTTCTCGTCCTGAATGCGCCAGTAATGCACGAACGGGAAGAGACTGTTCTGCTTGCATGTGCGTTTCCAGTAGTTCGGGATGTACCGCAGCTCGCGCCCTCCCGCGAGGATCGAGCACGCCACAGCTCCGGCAGGGACGGTCTCGCCGTCCTCCTCCGTGTCGCACGGCTGCCGGAACCAGTGCTCGAGCACCTGCACCGTGTCGTCCAGATCGTTGATGGCCGTCGTGAGATCGAATACGCCGGTGCGGGAAACGTAGTCCTCCGTGAGAATGTCGTCCGCCGTCAGTCCCAGCTCCTCCAGCTCGCGGCGGAACACCTGGCAGAACTTCACCTTGTGCATCGTGTAGACGTAGTCCACATACTGCCCGTCCTGCAATCCGCCGTCGCGGATGGCAGGGTCGGGGAAGATCGCCTCCGTCGGAATGTCCCGGATGCGGATATCCCCTTCGTTCACGCCGCAGCGCATGTCCCGGTCCCAGTACGCCTTCCAGAACGCATCGCCGAGCTTCAAAAGCCGGCGCTCGTTGCGCGTGTTCATGTCGGAAAGGCGGTTGTTCTCGATGATGTAGCGCACGGCAAACTCGCGCTGCTTCGCCTTCTTGCTGTCGAGATCGTCGTCGCGCCCGCGAAATTCCGGCTGCGGCACGGTCGGGTTGATCTGCGTCTCCACAAGGATGTACGGATCGGGAACGCTCGCCGGGAGCCACGGGATGTCGTTCTCACGGCAGAACGCGGTGAGATCGCGCGTCACATCGTGGATGCCGTTGTAGTAATCGTTGTACTTTTCCCACTCGATCTCCACGGCGGTGCGGGCGTTCTTCGCCCGGCGGAACAGCGCGTCCGCCGTCTCCTCGCGCATCTCGCGGGTGGAGTAGTCGTACCCGACGATCACCCGCTCGCTGCTCTGTTTCTTCTTTCGCATGTTATACCCCCAATATTCGGTTCACTTCGCTCTGCACGAGATCGTAAAACCACGCGCCGAGCTTCTGCTTTCGCTCCTCGCCGTTGCCCCACTTCCCGTCAAGCACCTCCTGCGCCATCGCCGGAATGCTCACAGTCATTTCTTCCTTTTCGTAGGGGTGGGGCTCTGCTCCGCCCGCCGCTCCATCGTCGAAATAGGACAGCGGGACATGCATGATATCAAGGTCAAGCGGCTCCCCGCGGTACTGGTGAAAGACGCATTTCCCGGAAAGATCGGGATAATGCTCCCCGTCGTTCCAGCCCCACGCCGCGATCCATTTGTCATACCCCGTGTCCCCGATTCGGTTTTTAAACCAGTCGAGATTCGCGTACACACCGGTCCTGTTCCCGGCCTCTTCCATGGCTGCGCAGAACACCTTGCACATGGCGGTGATCGTCTCATTCTCCGGGAAGCCGTTCTTTGCCTTGTAGGCGTCCGCGTCCTCCATATCGAACCACACGCCGAGACGGGGCTTTCTGCCGTTCAGGAAGCGCAGACAAGCCTCCGCCTCCTGCCGTGCCTGCGCCTCGCTGAGCGCGTAGGAATACCAGTAAAGCCCCCACGGAATGCCGAGCTTCTCGCACTTTGCGATGTTCCGCTCCGCCCACGGGTCCGCGCTCGTCCAGAACCCGCCGCGAATGATGACGAAGCCGTCTTTATAGGGCGTCAGGTCCATGTCGCCCTGCCACTGGGAAATGTCGATACCGTTCATTTCCATATACCTCCTGCTTTGAATTTTGCCGGCGTATTTTTCCATGCGCCGCCCTTGCGGTACAGCGTCGCCTGCTTCCACGTCCCGCCGGTCTTGAAGTACAGCACATCGCCGACCGGCTCCGGTACGGCAAGAGTGACCGGGCTGTTTGCCGTAGTCGGTCTGTGCCCGCTGGTCATTCCGGCAGTCACCGTCGCGCCGGTATACGTTGACGGAAGCGTGTAGTAATAAGTAGAGGCAAGATAATAGCCGCTGCCGTAATTGTACGCTTCGCTCGGGCCGAACTCGTTTTCCGTGCCGTTGCTGCCCCAGGGGATGTACGCCGCTTTGTTTGCCGCTCCCCATCCCATGATTGCGTTGGAGTACATCTTTATCCGCACACAGATAGAGTTATCGGAAAGCCGCGTAACAGCGCATTTGGAATAGTAGGCATAGCCATACTTCCCCTGGTTGTACATGCTAACAATCTCGCCGGATACTTCCTCGCTCCATCCCGCCACATTCGTTGGCTCTGCCGTGCTGAACGTTCCCATTCCGTTCACCTCACTCCGAATACATGAGATAAATATCCCCGTCGCTGCCGAGCTCTGCGCCCGGCTCCGTCGTTCCGGCGTAAACGTGCCGCACCTGATCGGCGGCAAGGCCGAACTTCGTATACGGAATATCGTTCGCGAGCTTCTCGGCGGTCACGGCGTTCGGCGCGAGCAGCGCCGTCGTGATGGCAAGCGCGGCGATCTTCTCCGCCGTCACCGCGCCCGGCGCGATCTTCTGCGCCGTTACCGCGCCCTGCGCGATGTGCGTTGCGAGCACCGAGAGCGCCGCGAGCTTCTCCGATGTAACCACCGCCGCGCCGAGCTGCGCCGTGCCGACGCTTCCCGCGCCGAGCTTCGT